TTCTCAATCGAGAATGCCATTGCAGCAAAAGCGTTAGTTGAACTATCGCCTAATGCTTCTCCCTGTGCCGTAGTCATACCAGTAGCACTTACGTAAGTACCAGCAGAAGGACTATCGTTTAGAACAGCAGGGTTAGTTTCGGTTGCACCAACATCACCACCACCGATAGTACCGGCAGCGTTCTGGTTGGATGCACCCTGTTTACCAGGCATGGATTCGTCCATGAGTGCTTCCGCACCGTCCTGAGAGATGAACGAGGAACGCATTGCAAAGATAAGACCAGTAGGCCCTGTCATTGGCTGCACACCACATACGTCATACGCAATCAGGTTAGGCATTGCACGACGAACCAATGAGATCAAAATTGGATCCCATGTATCCATCTGTCCACCACCCATCGCATTGACGGGAACTGACTCAGAGAGGAAACTTCGATCCTCAACAAGTGCTTTTTCTTGGTTTTCTAGGATGAGAGTGGTAACTGCCCGCTTATAAGAATCCTCAATCTTAGGAAGATCGGGGTGTTCTAGGACTGGCTGCCACTTTTCCTGTAGATGTTCTGTCTGAAACATTTGTTTCTCCTTTTTTTACATCTTTATTATAATTTATTATGCACTCGCCTTTTGATCACGACTGATAGCTGACATATACTTTTGCATCGTATCTGTCGTATCAATGTCCTGTGCGGTGCCACCATCTACATCATTTATTGTCTCAGAAGTTGCTGATGTTTGTGTTTTTGGAAAATAACTTTCCTTCAAAGTATCAAGTTTCTCACGAAAGGACTCTTCATTATCAAACTCAACATCTTTTGTCAACTCTTTGAACTTTTCAATTTCGGTATCGGCTAAATCTTCGGAAACCTCAGAAATAACCTGTTCACGAACTAGACCTGTTTTAGTATCACTAAGTTCAACATTCTTTTGAATTGTTTCATTTAGCTTCTCTTCTAATTCGGAAATCTTTTCAGATTGTGCTTCCAGAACGTCATACTTTTCGTCTGGAACATCAATGTAATGGTCTTCAAACAACTGTTTCAGGCCAGAAATAAAGTCTTCTGCAATTTCACCTTTAAGTCCACGCTCAATTGCTAACTCGTTTTCCTTGGTCCATTCGTCTACAACGTAGTTGAGATAAGTATCTACCTTCTCGGTAAGTTCATCCTTGAAAGTATCCATTTCTTGTTCTCTTGCATTATTATTATCTCCTTCAATACGTTCTATTTCAGACCGTATCTTGGATTTAACTGCAGCCTCAAAAATTGTAGCTGCCTTTTCTTTAAACTCTTCAGAAAGGTCTTCACCTTCTACAAGAGCTGCAACATCTTCTTTAACTGAGATGTTTTTGATTTTCTCTTCAATCTCGGCTTTGGCATTTTCAAGTTTCTTTAACTCTGCCTCAGACTCAGCATTATCTGCTTCAGCAAGTTTTGCAGCATGATTGGCAATCATCTCTTCGATGTCTGCTTTCTTCATCTTACCGATTGCTTCTATATGTTGTGCTTTAGTCAATTTCTTGTCTTCAGCAAGGTCATCGCCGTCATGATCGACCTCATCTCCAGCAGCAATTTTCTCTGGTTTTTCAGCAGGTTTTGCACCTTTCTTTGTTTTATCGCCAGAAACTTCAGATGCTTTTGCTGTAGCCTTTTTACCAATTTCTCGATCTTTATCGGAACCTTTTTCGTCAGCTCCACCCAAATCCTCGGTTTCTCCGCCGGGGGTTGGTTCGTCTATTTTATCAGCTTTCTCGGCAGGAGCAGCACCCTTCTTTGTCGGGTCACCAGCCTCTTCAAGTTCTGCTAGAACTTCTGCCTCAAGCTCTTCAATTGTTTTGTCTAATTCTGTATCGGACATAGGGTTATCTCCTTACCTTTCTGTAGTTAATATTTATAAGTTATAACATTTTGAGGAATTTTGCAAACTCTAATGCTTCCATGTTTGCCTGTTTTTGACGTTGTTTAACATCAAATTTCTTTTTTAAGTTTGCAACATGTGCTTCAACAAGTGCTCCATTATTCCAGACCCACTCTTTTCCTTCCATAATACCTTCTACGAAAGCATTAGGAGCAGAGGGGTCTGCTACAATATCAGCAGCAGTTGCAAGATAAAAATCATCTCTCACGTAATTGGCTCCGTTTTTTGAATCCAAACTTCCCATACCTCTAGAGGAAACACCTAGTTTTGCACCTTCATCCATTAAATTTTTAACTATTTTACCCATAGGTGTGTCCATAATTTTTGCTTCACCAATAAAATTCTTACCATCAGGATGTAACTCCGTAATCATATGGGATACTCTTTCCAGATTGACCGTTGGCCCCTCTGGATGTCCCAATTCCCCGAATGCCCGATTTTCTTTAATAAAATTCTTATTATACTTCGTAACTTCTTTTTCAAGAATTTCCAATGGATATACACGGCCGTTACGATTTTTTACATCTGCTTGCATGAAAATACCACGAATTTTGTAGTTTTTACCACCATTTTCTTTTGCTTCAGTGATAAACTCTACATCTTCTACAGCTTCTGAAAATAATTTTACCGTGTTCATATTATTTTTCCTTATGTAATGTTATCCCATCCAGATACTTTTTTAAATTTTATGAGAATAGTTCCAACAGATGTTCCATTGGTTATAAGAACATCACCTGTTATTCCAGTACTAGCATTATTAGGTATTGATGGCATTCCATCTGCAAACCCCATTTTACCGCTTCCACTTAAAGAAAGTGCAACGACATTTGATGTAGCATCCCATAAAATATCAGTTTGTGCTGCTACAGACCATGCAACTCCTGTAATCGAAACTCTTGGGTTAGTTGCAGCACCTTCGGCAGCAGATACATCAAGTATACTTGCTGCACTATTTGTACCTGTAGTAGTAGCTTTTAAAAAATACTCAAAATCAGAATCTATTATTTCATGTAATACAACAGCCATCATTTACTCCTATATTGATAACATTTCTTTTTCAAAATAACCCATAACTTCCTTCTCAGGAACTTTAAATTTTTTCGAGATTTCTTTAATAGTTTTCTCGAAAGTATTTAGGAAATCTGAAGGTTTAGACTCCATTTTTTTGAAAATTAGATCAACAGCATCCTTCATCTTAGGAGACAATTTCTTGTACTGCTTAGATTTTTTATGCTCATCCTTTTCGATTACTGTATTATAAACACCGCTAAACTTCTGTGTCATCCGTATTTTCTACCTCAGTTTTTGTCGTTGCAGTTCTAACAAAAGTATTTGCTAAGTCTTTTCTTTTTACTTCAAGAGCATCTCCAACTTTTGAAATTATTGAATTTTTAAATGCAGTTTCTGCTTCTAAATTATCTCCCTTTCCCATTGCGTCTACAAATTCTCTACTCATTTTCCAAAACCTCCTCCGTTTCCATCTTTTTCTGTTTCTGCAGCACTTTCTGGATCATCATATGCCGGCAAATCAGTTGGTGGAATTGGCCCCCCACCACTGTCTGATGGATAACGAGTAATACCGTCACTACCGCCTGGAACATCAATTCCACCATCATCAACATCTGTTTCTGTTTCTTTTTTAATTTGTGAATTCATCTCATCAATTTCTGCGTCATTCATACGCAAAACTTTCTTCAGAACATACTCTTTACTAAAGAAAGTACCAATATAGGATTGTATCGAGTCAAGAGTCTGTATTCTATCGTTAAGAAGTTCTGCATCCTTCAATTCTGCAAAATGCCCGTCCTGTAAGAAATCATACTGAATATGTTCTTGCATCTCGGCCCAGTCATCTGGAGCAATAATGCCCTTCAATAATAATTGTGTTTTAAGAATATCAGTAAATAGAGGAACAAACTTTTTACGAATACGTTGCACAAATTTGGTAAATTTCAGTTCATCTCTTGTAATTTCTGTTGCTCTTCCTAACGAGAATGCCTGTTCTGCTTCCAAACGTGAAATTGGCACATTAAGTGAACGATATAACTTCCGTTGAAAATATGTGATATCATCTATCTCACCCAGATTAGATCCGCCGGGAAGAGTAGTAATTTCTGTTCCTCTTCCACCTTCTCTTCGGGGAAGCCAGAAATCTTCAAGCATTGACATATGATTTCTATCATCTCGTATTTCACCAGTTGTTGCGTCATACACCAACTTGTTACGATAACGATTCATAACATCTTTGAGATATTGTTCTGCTTTTATCTTGGGGAGATTACCGACATCGATGTAAAAAATTCTACGTTCTGGTGCTCTGGATATACGGTAAATAACCAGTGCATCCTCAATCATTCGTAATTGATTTACAGGTTTAATTGCTTTATGAAGATAGGAAAGAACTCTACCAGAATTTCCATCAATCAGTCCAGAAGGAACATATGAAATTGCATCTGCTGCAATTTTTAATCCCTGACCTGGCTCACCCAATCCAACATTGTTAGCAGTTCCTTTTTCATTGTAAATATAATAATCTTCAAATTTTTGCACCATCTCTATGCCGGTTTTTGGATCTGGCCTTTTATCTACTTCTCTTACTTTTTTAATTTTTGAGGGATCAACCCACCTAAGT